AAATGCGCGTAACCTCACGATAAGGAAATACCATGGCTGAAATGTCAAACTACCTAGAGAACGCACTAATCAATGCAACTCTACGAGCAACAACTTTTACCTCTCCTTCTGTAGTCTATGTTGGTCTTTATACAGCAGACCCAACAGATGCTGGTACAGGCACAGAGGTAAGTGGTGGATCGTATGCTCGCCAATCAATAACTTTTGGTGCGCCGAGCAATGGTGTATCTACAAACTCTGCTGCAGTAGAGTTTCCACAATGCACATCGACTTGGGGAACAGTAAGCCATATTGGAATATTGGATGCAAGCACAAGCGGTAATCTGTACTACCATACAGCACTAGACAGTTCTAAAACAATAGAAACAGGAGATGTATTTAAGATCGCAATCGGTAATCTATCTGTTACCTTAGCTTAATATGTCTACTATTGTTACCAGAGCCGGTAAAGGCTCTCCGCTTACCCATGTAGAGGTAGATGCTAACTTTACCAATCTTAATACAGATAAGGTAGAAAAGACTGCTGCTGACATCACAGGTGGCACAATCAACAACACATCTATTGGTGCTACGACTGCTGTTGCTGGCTCTTTTACTGATTTATCTGTAACTGGAACTACTAGCTTTGATGGTTCAGAAGGCACAAGTGGTCAAGTTTTGACTTCACAAGGAGCAGGAAACACACCAATATGGTCTACTGCATCAGGCGGCATTTCTTCCGCTAACATCCAAGAATTTACAACTGCTGGAACATCTACATGGACTAAACCAGCAGGTGCTAAGTTGGTTTACATTGTCTGCCAAGGTGCAGGTGGTGGCGGTGGCTCAGGCTATAAGCAAATAGCCTCACCAATAACTGCTGCCATCTCAGGTGGCAATGGCGGTGGAACAGGTGGCTGGTCTGAATTACTTATTCCTGCCGTTTTATTAGGAAGCACAGAAACAGTTACAACTGGTACTGGTGGTACAGGTGGTGCATCTGTAACAGTAGCGGGTGTTGGCAATGCTGGAACTGCTGGCACTAGTTCTTCTTTTGGCTCTTGGTGCGTAGCTAGGGGTGGAATTGCTGGTGGTGGTGGCACTACAGGAACATCAGGCGGTGGTAGCGGGTCAACTAATAACTCTAATTTTGTTTCTATTGTTGTAGGTACAACTGTTTTATCAGGGGCTGGTGTTACTGCCACAAGGGGTCAAGCTGGTTCAGCAGGGACTAGGGGCGGTAAATCAGGCGGTGGTGGTGCTTCTGCTGGTGGCATAGTTGTAGCAGCTCCAGTAGCTAATGCTGGTGGTGCAGGCGGTGAAGGTGGTGCTGGAGTTATATCAACCGCAACACAAACAACTGGTGGTGGTGGCATTGCTGGCACAACAGCCGTTCCAAACGCAGGTTCTGGATCTAACTCAACCAATTACTACATAGGCGGAAGTGGTGGTGGTGGTGGTGCATCTCAGATAACAGCCAATGGCGGTAATGGCGGTAATGGTGGAAACTCTGCTGGCGGTGGAGGAGGAGGAGCTTGTCAAAATGCTTACGACTCAGGTGCTGGTGGTAACGGGGGTGATGGAAGCGTTATGGTTATCACATTCTTCTAAGGACTACGCATGAAACAATTTTTATTAAATAGCGATGGAAGCGTACCCAATACAACTGATATTGAACTACTTAAACAAAACAATATTTTATTAGTTATTCCTACACCAGCACCAAAAGAATCAGGAATGGTAGCTGTAGAATGCGAGCCACAAATGATAGATGGTGTTTGGAAGCAAGTTTGGAAACTTGAGCCATTCGTAAATAATGCTGACCAAGAATTAATTGAATATGCTAGTGTAGAGGATTGATAATGGCATATGCAGATCAATATGTCCTGTATGGTTATTGGGATACAGGATATTGTGTAGGCGATGTAACCGCTACAGAGGCAAATGGATCTATTAATTGTGTAGCCTCTGTTACTGTACTTGGAAGTAAAGTTCAATCTGCTAACGCTAGTATTACAGCAAATGCAACCATAGATATTATTAGTACAAGAGTACGAGATTTTAGTGGTTCTATATCTGCTAGTGCAACAATAACAGCAAATGCAATTAGACAAAGACTAGCAAACTGTGAAATTCTATGTGTAACGACAGTTAGTACACTTGGTAATGTAGACTTTTCTGGCAACGCTAGTGTTAACGCATTGGCTAACATAGCGTGTTATGCAAACGCAGTATTTTCTGCTTTAGGATCTGTTTCTAGCACTTCTACAGTAAGTTGCCTGGGCAGAATATTAGGCGATAATTGGACAGGCGAGACAGCAGGAACAGAGGCTTGGACAGGTATAGCACCTAGTACGACAGTTTGGACAGTATCATCGGTAGGCTCAGAGCCTTGGACAGGAACAACACCAACATCGACTACTTGGACTACAAGTTCTGGTAGTAATAATTCATGGGTAAATAATTAATGGCAATCAGCAGAATAACATTCGGAGAATGGACACCAGATCAGCCAGGCATTACTAATGGTCTTAGGAGAGCAGAGAATGTTTACTCTAAAGCAGTAGGCTATGGTGCTTTGCCTACAGTAGTAGATTACTCGGCTGCAGCATCTGAGAACCTAACTAATGTGGTAGCAGGAAAAACAACGGCAGGAGCTACAACTGTATTTGCTGGTGGCTCTACAAAACTATTTAAGTTAGATTCTGGCGATTTGTCTTTAGACAATGTGTCAAAATCTGGCAACTATACGACACCTACAGATCAACGATGGAAGTTTACGCAATTTGGTAATGTCATTGTTGCAGCTAATGGATTTGATAGATTACAAGGATATAACCTAAATACTTCTACATTGTTTGATAACTTAGCAGCAGATGCACCAGAAGCACGATATGTAACAGTAGTGCGAGACTTTGTAGTATCAGGCTATCAGTCTAGTTATCCAAACAGGGTTCAATGGTCAGCATTGGGAGATGAGTCTAGTTGGACAGCTTCCGCTACGACCCAAGCAGATTTTCAAGATATTCCCGATGGTGGCTCTGTAGTCGGTGTTACAGGCGGTGAATTTGGTCTAGTCTTTATGGATCGAGCAATTCATCGTATGTCTTATGTTGGCAGTCCTCTTATATTTCAGTTCGACAACATTAGTCGTAACTTAGGATGTTATGAGGCTAACTCGATTATTCAGTATGGTGGAACATCGTTCTTTTTAGGAGATGATGGATTCTATGCTTGTGATGGTCAAAATGTAGTGCCAATCGGTAGTGAAAAAGTAAACCGATTCTTTTTTGATAATGTAGATGAAGGCACTTTGTACCTTATGTCGGCAGCAGTAGATCCCATTAAGAAACTTATTATTTGGGCATACGCATCTAATAGTTCTTCTACACCTGATAGCTTGTTAATCTACAACTATCAAACACAGCGTTGGACAAGTGGTACGACTACTGTAGATAGAATTGCATCTACTTCTACCCCTGCCGTTACTTTAGAAGGCATGGATGTCTATGGAAACCTAGACACCATTTTGACCAGCTTTGATAGCCGACTTTGGCTTGGTGGCAGACTGCTGTTAGCTGGTGTGGATGGTGCAAAAATTGTTACCTTCTCTGGTGCTAACGCTACAGCGTACCTAGAAACAGGGGATATAGAAGTGCCAGGATCTACTTCCTCTATCACAATGGTTAAACCTATCGTAGATGATGGATCTGGAAACGTGGCATTGCTATCTCGTAGGCTTTTAACAGAGTCCACAGTATTTGGATCACAAACAGCAGCAGATGCCGAAAATAGAGTGTCTGTGCGTGGTGTTGGTCGCTATCATCGTCTACAATTAACCCCTACAGGTAGTTGGACATCCGCAGTCGGAATGGACATAGATTTAAGCCCTCTAGGAACTAGATAATGTTTAGAGCATTACCCCCATTTGGTAGCGATCCTCGTGGAGTAGCAGAGGTAGTCAATGGGATTATGAATGGCAAGACTAACAATACAGGGTCGGTAACTCTAGCGACAGGCGGTTCATCTACTACAACAATTACAGATGCTCGTATTGGTGTAGATTCTGTCATTCTGTTGATGGCTACAGACGATATATCAGCTACATCGTATTACCCTTATTTAGCGGTACAAGACGATACAGACCAAGCTGCGACAACAACTACAGCAGCCAATATTATGTCGTTTAGCACTACAGACTATGCTTTAGGTGCAAGTCTAGTAACTAGTACGAAACTAACAGCAGGTTACTCTGGACTCTACAACATTCAGTTTAGTGTGCAGTTTAAAA